AGTGATTCAATGTCAGCAGCTTTCTTATCTAATTGTTGCACAGCATTAGCAGCAGCAATTTTATCTTCAAAATTAACACGATCTATAAATAAAGCGTTTTGATACTGCCGTGAATTGGTAAGGCCAATAGATGCGGCTGCGCCAGCAAATTGCGTGTCTTTTAATTTATCTTGTACACCATCTAAGAATGTTCCGTATTCTTCGTTAAACCCTTCCGGATCACGCTCATGCAAAGCAGCAGTTTTCTTGGCTTCAGCATCAAGCTCGATTGCTAATGAATCAACATATCGTTTGTAAGCAATAGGCTCATACGTTTGTTTTGCTACATAAGATAAAGACTGTGGCACTTCTGGAACTACCCAATTACCATCTTTATCTCTTGCGCCTATAGCAGCATTAGTAGCTTCTTTTTTGCCCTTCTTTTCTTCTTCAGAAACAAGATATTTAAAGCCCTCTTCAAACAAACGCTTACCAGCTTCTTGCATTTGACGAGCAGCGCGAATACCGCCAGTACCCATTTGCACAATGCCAACAGGGCCGACTGTAGTTCTTTCACCTTTTAATACTTTAATCTCAGCCATTATAAATTACCTTTTAAGCGGGCATAACCATTGCTGCTTTATATGCATTACCAGCCACCGTAGATACTTGGCTCATCAATGCAGCATCTTGAGCAAACTGTGTTTCTAAATCAGCAAATGCCATCTTAGATGCAAATCTGCTTTGCGTTAAAAGACTTTGCAATTTAATAGCTTGCAATTCTTCTGTTGTTTTTTTCTTACCAGCAGCTTGTACAGCTTTTAATGATCTGTCATCACCACGCCTGTTAAAGCCAGCAGTAGCAGATGTATCTCTCAAAAAGTTTGTATATACACGAGAGCGTTGAGTAGCTAACTGTTCACCTTTAAGTTTAGCCATCTCTTTATTTTCTTCAGCTTGGCGTTTTAATTCGGCTTGCCTAATAGCTTCTGCTCGTGCTTCCTGATCAGCACCTGTTATATCCATCATTGTTCCTACAGCTAAAGCTGCTACTGCTATCTGCCACATTACTGAAACGCCACTTCTACCACCATGCCATTAAGCTGCATATCAAGTGGTGCTATTTGTGAAATAGTTACCGTTGGATCTTTGCTGTAACCCAAGGTGCGAAACTCCTTTTTGCCAGTAAACGCTTGCCGTGGCGACGAAGGATCAAATGTAACATTACGGATAATCATATTAGTTCCATTCACAGAAACACTTAGCGTTTCATTAAGGTCTAAAACTACATTAGTTATTTTTCTTGGTCTGCCTGTTAATGGCCCGCCCGGAACATTTGCATCAAGAGGCATTGTCTTTAACTCTGGCACAAACTTATAACCAATTTGTGCTTGAATAGATTCCTTAACTAAACTGGTATCTATCTCATTATTAGCAACAGTAAATGAACCAAGATACTCTGTGCCATCTACCACATCTACAACCGCACCGTTATTAAAATGACCGCTTGTGCTAAATACACCAGCAGTACCATAAAACGTATTGCTAAAATCCATATTTAAATTTTTGTCAAACTGCTCAAGAAACATCTTAGTAGACCCAGAGCCATCATCTCTTGCCGATACACAAAACAATGATTCATCAACAGCGCATATAGAGTGAAATGCACCCTCAGTTGTCCACCTTGTCCAGCCAGCACGTTGTTCGGCTCTAATACTATAAAACGTAGTTAACTCGCCATTGTCCATAAGGTAAAACGCATAAGCTCCGGGCCGATCTAAAGAACCTTTAACAGTTGCAACTTGTACTGGATTGGAAATCAAATGCGAAGATAGAATAGATGCCATGTTTGTAACATACGCACCTTCCGTATCTGAAAACACATACTCTCTAACGGCAGAGCCAGTTGCTTGCACAAACAATGTGGCACCATCTAGTGACACAGGGCGAACAAAGCTTGAACCAATTGGTGTTTGCTCAGATATTTTTGCGTTTGTCGCAGTAACTGGCGCATCTTGAAAAGAGGGAATAAAAAATTCAGCTTGATTAGCAAAAACTTGCAAATCTCTGTTAGAAAACAAATGCCGTATAAAGTTAGTTACACCAACAGAAACCTCAAGATCCAAGCCATCAAAGTCCTCACCATCACCCACATCAAAGTTAAAAAATTCACCGCTTGCTGATGCCCATAAACCACTAGGCTGTGAAGGCGTACCGCCAAACCACAAACGATTTTCATGGAATGTGATAGCAGCAGGAAATCCTCTGTAACTGCTATATGACTGCTCATACCAATCAGTTGTTGCAGCTGTGCTAGAAATTGTTGGCGTGCCACCACCAGTTGCAGTGGCTGATGCTGCCCCGCCAGCAGTATACTCAAATGTATTTACATCAATAATCTTACTTACAGTTCGAGTACCATTTATATTGTTATTATTAATACCGCCAAGCGCACCAGCACCAGCAATGGTAACGCTAATCCCAGATGCAAGACCATGATCAGGCATTATAACTCTAACCTTATCTGATCCTTCTGTAGTGTTTAAAGAATCAAAATCAAGATTGGTTTCAATAGTGCCAAGTATATCAACAACAGCTTCTACATTGCTGTTAACCGCTGTTATTGTGCATTGCGTATTGTTTACAAGAATACTTGACCCCACCATGCCAGATACAAAATACGCTGCGCTAGTGGTTAATGTTCTGCTGCTGCCGCTTGTGTGACTAGGAGTAATAGTGACATTAGCTGCTTGAAAATTATAATACGGCTGCAATGTCTTGTTGCCATCAACAGAGGTGTCAAATGCAAACACTCTTACTTCAAATGATGTTAAGCCAGTACGAACAAGCTCTAATGGCATAAAGTCATTATGAGCAATAAACATAAAGTCGCCCTGTTGGGCATATGTAAACTGCGTTATATTAGTAGCAGTAAACGGTAAATTGTCGCCATCTGTATCAGTAGTTATTGTAGCTGATTTAGAATTATATGTACCATCAGTATTAACTCTAAATATATCAAGCTGACCCGCGCTAAATGCTACAATGTATTTTTCATCGCTAGAAAACACAAACGGCTCAAGACGGATTTGTTGTTGCTCTATAGAAAAATCTGTAACAGCTAACCGAGTAGAATCTGTAGTAGTAACTGTAAGGTCGGTTACTCCTGTTCCATCTCTTGTGACAGACACAACAGCAGCGGCTGGATTGGCTACAGTAAACCCTTCAATAGAATTTAGAGCAGTAAAAATATTATCCGCTGTTGTATTGTTATCTTGATAAGCACGAACAAAATGTTTGTTACCAACGCTTGCGCTTGGAGCAGCATTGCTAGATGCTTCAAACTCAAGTGTTATCTTTGTGCCGTTACCTAATACAAATGTTAACTGAGTGCCAACAACAATATTTGCATAGTCAGAAACTGTAACGGTAGCTGTAGGTTTTGTGTATGTTTGTGAAAAATTAAAAAGGCGTTTAGTTCCGGGCCGATTTATAATCCCGCCTTCAGAACGTATAAATACATTTTTGACTGATTGCCCTGATTGATTATAAACAGGCGCATCAATACGACTTGTAAGAGATGCGCTGATTTCACCATAAACAAAGTTATTTAGCGGTACTCTGATCCTCGCCATTAACTTCGCCTTTCAGTAATGAACCTCGATGTTACCAGCTTACGAGTTGTTTGTTGCTGACTATCTAATGTTTTCGCTTGCTGCAAAAGTTCTGATGCTTTTCTTTCAAGTAAAGAAGATAGAGTTTCATCTCTTGCAATTGACAATGCAAATGCAGCACCTAAAGAAAACTCTAGTGCAAGAGTAAAGTATGACGGAAAGTCAGGCTCCAAAGCTCTAAATGTATAATCAGCAATCAATATATCGTTAGTTGATGAATTACTAAAAACTTTATTGCCGTAGATATTGTATTCAATAACAGCATCACTAACAGTTACAGCATGCAACATAAGCAAATCAGCTGGTAACTGATGAGCTACATCATATCTACCAGTGGGAGCATTAGTAAGTAAGTTTAGTTCTGCTTGATTAGTTGAAAATCTCCAACGGCTAGAACACATAGTTGTTCTTAAAACATCTTCGTATATAGCATTTGCAACAGTAGATTCTGTGCTTGTTGCTGTAAACGATGTAATCGGCTCTGCTCCTATAAGGATCAAACCGCGTGATGCAATATCAATATCCGAATTAGCTACTGTTGGCATTAGATCATGGGGGGCAAAAGCCCCCCACTCCTATTAGTCACCATCGGTTTCAGCAATTGCTGTGCCATCTGACACATCAACAACTGAACCAGTGTTTGAAAGAACATTCACAAGACTGGTTGTTGGGGTAGCAGTGTCTGTTACGATAATAACATCACGAACACCCAGCATGTTTGCCGCATCGTTGAAGTATCCTTCGGTATTTACAGTAGCAATAGCATCTGCTGAACTGTAAAACCAAAGGTCGCCATTTGATGCGCCACCAATGCGAGTAAGGTTTGCTGAACTATAAGCCATTTTTCTTACTCCTAGTTGTTGTCAAGGACTTCATAGACACCGTTGTCATCAATAACAACAGCACCCATGGACATCATTGAGGTTGCAAGGTGGGCAGCTTTTTCTGGAACATAGTTAATCTCTGTCTGTACGTCAGAGTTAATACCAAGGCCAACAGATGTTGAATGGTATGCCATGTTCTTACCAGCAGTAATTGCTGATGTTGAAAAAATCTTGAAACCCAAGAACTCTTTCATTGTCATGCCGCCAGCAAAAGGCAGATTCTGTTCACCAACATAATCTGATGAAGCAAACTCTTCAATTAAGAAAAGATCTGCATATCCTTTTGGATGCATAGCAAGATAACGCTGACCATCTTCAGGAATATCGGCAGAGCCAAAAGTCTCGAACATAGTTAACAAATCAGCTTTTGCTAAAGCAGAATTAGTGTCATGAATCTGAGTTGAGTTAGCACCAGCATCCATTGCTGTGTACAAAATCTCATCAGTCTTACGACCCAAAGCAGCGGCAGCAGATTGTGCTACAGCTTGACGCTCATCAATGTTTGTCTTTAGCTCATCTAGCTTATCAATATACTCTGGAGCATAGTAGTCTGCCATTGTAGCTTCAACATTTGTGTGAGCAAGTTCCATTGGTGTTACATTACCGTTACGAGACTTTGTGTTTGCAGAACCAGCACCAATTTTCTGGAAGCGAACAACAGAACCACGGACATTACCAGCAGCACGAACTGTATTACGGAGCTTAGACCCCATACGCTGATAAGCCATGTGAACTTCAGTCTCGAACTGTTTGATAAAGGCGGTATCAATAGTATTAGCCATTATTCAGTCCTCGTTTTAAAAGTTACATTACAACAACGGTTGTCAGTTTCGTTCATCATCCAGTTGTCTCGTTGCGAGGCTGTCAGTCTGAAACAGGCCGTAATACTATTCTAATTCCATATCATCAATATCTTGGCAACGCACAAAACGCACACAAGCAAAACCATTTATAACTGTTATATCTTCAGCAAACTGAAAACCAAGCCTATCAAGCCACCTAATTGTTCTGTCGTGATCTATAGGAACCACATTTTCAAGGAAAGTATATTGTTCTTGTAGATGCTCTACTATTTGTTTTGTTGTTCTAACAAATTTACGAGAATGTTTTTCTACAAGGTCGCTACCAAGAAGCCAGATGTTAGCCATGTTAAATTCATCTGATGAAAGTATTGATACGCCATACATGCAAGCTGGCTCACCATAAAATAATATTGTCCATGTCTTGCCATTTTTGTCAGTCAACGGCTTATGAAGCGCAGCCCAAGGAGATGCGCCAGCAATCATACACTCTCGCATATCAGTAGGACGAAGGCGATGTTGTAGATAAGCAGCGTGTTCACTTGTTGCTTTAACTATTTCAACGCCTTCTTCCTTATGAAACACGTTACCTATAGAGTTGGGAAAAGCCTTCCTCGACTTTTTTAACAAATCCTTGCTCCCTCTTAACTGGGTTCCAGTAACGTGGGTCTTGCATCATAGACTTCAAATCATCTTCTGATATGCGTGAAGCTGATTGCCCATCAGGGGAAACTGATTGTTGCTGCATGTTGCCCATTATATATTCCAATGCTTCTATGCCTTTAGCACTCTGCCCCATTTGAATAAGCACATCACTGTATTCTTCTGGAAAAAACTTCTTTGACCAAAGATCTACAGCTTCAATACGAGCATCAGCATTGTCACCAAGCGCAGCTTTTTCTGCATCTAAGTCAGGCTGCATTGCTTCAAGCGCAGCAGCATACTGACTAATGCCATCTTCAAACTCTTCTTGGCTGTATCCATTTTCATGTGCATGCTTTGCCCACCATTGAAATAGCTCATTGTCAGTAGCTAGATCTTCGTCAATAGTTTCTGGAATAGCGTAATCACCAGCAGTTGCTGGTCTGTTTGCATATGCTTCTGTTTCTAGCTCCGCTACAATCTTTTCTCGCAACGCTGTTTCACCCTGCCCTAATTTAGATTCTAGCTCAGAGTATGAAGATGCCATATCTTCTGGTGACTTAAATTTCTCAGGAAGCCATTCTGGTCTATCGGACACAGGTGCTTCTGTAGCTACAGCTACTTCGACATTATCTGCTTGTTCCATTTTTCTCTACCTTTTCTGCGTGTTTCATACGCCTCTCAATGAGGCCGACTAAATACCGCTGCCCTTCTAAATGCCGCAGTTCGGCATCAGATGCGGCTGGCCCTGTGACTGCTTCTATTGTAATTGAACGTAGATACTTTAACACTTGCTGCCCATTGGGTGTGCGAAATGCTGATCTTATATCTTTTGAAATTTTTTCATCGTTTGCTTTTGAACGAGGAAAATTGTCGATACCTATTTGGTTAGACATCTTGCTCCGTCATCATCTGTTGTTGCTGTTGCTGTTGTGCCATCTGTTGTGCCGCTGCTATTAACTGTTCACGATCAACTTTATCGCGTACTAAGTTATCAGGAACGCCAAACTTTTTGGCAAGATGCACCGCAACATCTTCTGAACTGACGAGTAGGTTAAGAATCTCTGGCCCAAATGTACCACCTACAAGCTGTAGGTATCTTGATATAGAACCTATATCTTGATTGGCTTGTGCTTGTGCAAGCGGCGATACAGAACGAACCTTTACTTCACGCCCATTAATTGTGGGCAATTCAATACGACCTTGTTTCTTTAGAATGTATACAACCCTCTGTAAGATAGGCTGCACCATTTCTGCTTGCAATCTGCCAAAGGCAGAACCAATGCGTCTTGATAAATCAGCCATGCGTTCTGCAACTTCAGTAGCACTTGCTGGCGTTTTATTAGGATCACCAAGCATATCATTATAAAGCGCACGCTTAATGTTGTTACGCATGTCACCAAGAACAATCTGTGCTACATCGAAGTTGCCAGCGTTTCTAATTGGCTGCAATCCCTGCGATCCCATAGCTTTAGGAATAATAGTGCCGGGAACGAGGTTGATAGTATCTGTATTAATAATGCCATCATCATCCATCTGATAGATGCCTGAGATAGCCATCTGTGCATTTTCAAGCACTAGCTCAATAGTTAGGTTAGTTGTCTTAATTGCAGACAATGCATTGATTAATGGCCCACGACCATAAATCTCACCACTAGCTTTAGACCAACGGAAACAAACATAAGGGTTAGAACCAACACCAGCAAACTGCTCTTGAGCAATCATTTCTTCTTCTGGAATATTAATTACATAGAAATCAAACTTATCTTCGTTAGGTTTTTCATAGTTACGGCAAACAATTTCCACAACTTGAAGTTTGCTATCTGGCTGACTTACTATCGCTTTTGCTGTTCTTTCTTGGAAAACCGCCTTTGGATACGCCACAGGAAGGTCTGAATATTTAAGCGTACGCTGTCTATATACATGGTCAATTTTATCATCCGCACCTGTATCAAGGTAAACACTCGGTAACGGAATAGCATTGAAACGTACTGGATTAATTGCATCACCTTCTTCAACAAGGAGGATGCCTGTGCCAACAGCCAAGTCCATAAATGATTCATGCACTTCCTGCCCAAAGTTTGAATTTTGGATAATCTCAAAAACATATTCAGTCACCTCATCAAGACTGTTGTTTACTTCATCCTCTTCTTCTTTAGGCACTTCACTACCAGCAATGAAATCAGCCCAGCGTGCAAAGTTAGGCACAAGACCTGATTGCAAACGAGAGGCAAACTCCTGTGTGCCGACCACAGCAGTCTCATCAAATATTTTGTCATCACGCCGTTGGCCCGGACTTTCATGAAAGAAGCTTTGCCGCATTGGAAGAGCATACTCGAAGCACTCTTCAAACAAACTTTCAAACATAACGCGATCTGTTTTGGCTTTCTTAAACCGTTCCAGCATGCGGCGTGCTAATACATCCATTATAATGTCTCATCAAAGTAGCCAATACCGCCACCCGATCCAGTAATCAATGAACGCTTACCAGTACCGCCACGGCGTTTACGCCTAACCTGATCTTGCAATCTTTTTTGACGCTCTTCTTTTTGCGATTCTTCTTCTTGAGCTATCATAACTTTGCGTTCTTCACTAGCAGCAACAGATTCTTTAGGTACTGGCGGGGCTTTAGGTTTTGAAATTCCTAGTAATCCTCTTGTTAATTTAACAAAAGGTTTAAATATAGATGAGGTACACATTGCAAAACTCCTTTATCATCTAATATCTTGATGCATTGTTGCAACGCAACGCACAATTACATTCTTGACCACAAGCCTTGTCGCCGTTGTTTAGGTCTACGGCTAAATACATCAAACTCTGTCTTTGCTTGAAAAGGTTTAGTGGTTGCTGAAACATTACGCAAGATGTTTCTGCCTTCACCGGCACCCATCATAAGATACTGCAACGCATCATGGATGTGTGAGAAGTGATTTTTATCAGGCTTGTCATCAAATCTTTCGCCAGATACTTGCATACGTTTGTATTGATACCCGCCTTCAAAGCCTTTGATTAACGTGCGGCATCTAGGATCAATAAGCAAACCAGACTGCCCCTCTATCATTCTTGTAAGGGGTGCATTAACGGATTCAAGACGCAAGGATACATCGTTAGATTGTGCAGGGCGTGCATTTAAACCAGCACCACGCATAATCTGGAAGGGTGTGCTTTCATCTGTTTGTGCGCGGAAGTCACCAGCCGGATCACCAATAATATTTATTTCGCAATCACCATACCTAGATGATATTTCCTGCCGCATAACCTCACTAAATCTGACAATGCCCATGTCAAAAGCTACAAGCTCTTGAAGCAGTAGCCATCTTCCACGAACTTTTTGCCCTATAACAGCAGCAGGAGTGAGGCCAAAGTCAACGCCAATATACACAGGAACCCCTGCCGCCACTGGAATCTCTTCCTTGGCAATGTGGGTATCAGACACAAACATAGGATAGACTGCTTTGCCATCTTTAATGCTCCCTAATTTATTCATTACATAAACATCAATCCAGCTTTTCGTCTTACCCTTTACAATATTAGGGTAGTAATCATTACGCATGTTGGCTTTGTTCTCTGCTTTGCTATTAGGAACATAGCCATCTACATTACCTTCATGATCTTTCTCTTCTAACATTCCGGCTGGCTGCGTAAAGAACTGCCAGTTGTCTGGCTTAATTAACATCTTGGCTTCTTCTTTTGGCACATGATCCGGCACAGGAACTTCGCCAGCCATGATAGGCCACCAATGATCTTCCTCTGGTGCGTTTGTATCTGCAATTACACCTGTCCATGTGCAGCCACCATCTTTCATAGATGGGAATCTGCCAACACGCATAGTGGTTGCATCAATAATACTCTTACTTACCTCGCGTGCTTCATTCACCCATACGCCAGTAAGTTCTAATGACAATAGTTTCTTTACATCTTCCGGCCTATCTAATGCTAAGAAGATAACCTCAAGATCTATGTCACCTTTTTTAATGTGGTGTGTATAAGGAACAGACCAAGTAAACCTACCCCATTGATCTTCTGGAAACCAATCAAGCCAAGTTTTTATAGTTGTTGTTTTAAGCTGGGGGTTTGTATTACGGATAATAGCCCAACGGCTTTTACGAATACCATCTTCTGTTTTCTTTTGCTGCAATGCTCTGCGGAATATTTCAACGCAACAACATACAGACTTACCAGAACCTACTGGCCCTCGGAGGCCACGAAAGAAAACCTCTGACTTCATAAACGATTTAATCGTTTCTCCATCAGGTTTATATTTAAAGTTGGTCAACCTTGCGATCCTTACCAAACTTTATCATCTGTTCAACAACCTCTGGCCCTATAGAAGCTATAACTTTGTCAGCTTCATAATCATTGCAAAACTCTTTAGGATGGTGAACAAGGTGGACTTTCTTCACCACTCTACGCAGAACTTCACGTTCTTCTGTTTTTAGTGTATGCAGAAAACTCATTGTGGTTGCTCTATATTTAATTTAACAAAATGAGGCTCTGCTACAACATGGTCATTTGTTTCTGATATAGAACAAGTAAAGCAAGCGTCAGTCATTTCTTCAATAGATATAGTGCTAGCCCAACCTGTGTGCCAAGTCATGCCACAACTGTCACAACAGTAATATGCTACTTGCTGCATTATCTAAACCTCTTGGCTATCCGTCTTGCAGATTTGGGCTGCTTGGAAAACTGTTTGCCCTTTTTAGTATCTTCACGCTTCTTCTTAGAGCTTGCTGCATACTGACTAGAACTCATTGCCTTAATAGCTCTTGCTGGCAAGTAACGCTCACCAGTAGCTTTTGGGCCTTGAGTAGATGGCTTACCAGATTTAGTACGCCACTTTTGCTTACCCCAATTAAGTAATGACTTCTGAGGTTTCTTCACGAGGTATAGCCCCCACCTTTAGCTTTGTAAGCTTTGGCAAGCATCTGTGCTTTACGAGCAGACCACTGACCCGGCCTACCGCCTTTACCACCAGCCTTTATGCGGTTGAATAAACTCTTACGCATAGTAGGTTTGGTGTAGTTGCCAGCTTCATTAACTGCCATTCTTTTTCTTCTTTGCCATAGCAATACGTTTCTTCAATGCATCAGGCAGTTTCTTTTGGCCTTCAGTTAGCATTGATTTCTTCTTTGGTGGTCTGCCTTTAGTAGAACCATATGTTCCTTTACCCATCGGCATATCATTGCCCTCCTTCTAAAAATGACCTTCGGCCCGGATTATAACCTAGCTTTGAAAAAGAACGCAGTCTGCGTTTTTGCTTTGGAAGAGTTTTTTTAATAGCTGGTGTTGGTAACGCAGCAGATGTTTTTTTAGCATCAAAATTATTTTTGAACTTAGGGTCTAATTTTTTTATTAAACCTAATACTTCACCACTTTCAAACATTGATTTAACAAGATTCATACACATCACGCTTTCGCTTTCTTTGCTTTGTTGCGCTTAGTAATTGCTCTGGCCTTGGCTCTAGCATCAGCTTTTGAAGATGCACCCCACACCTGAAGTGACTTTAGCAGCCTTGTGGGTCTGCCCTTCTCATCCCTCTCTGGACCCTTCATGTTGCCCATCCTTGCGAGGAAGCTGGCTCTGCGTGGGTTGTCTCCTGACTTGACCGGCGGCTTGAGAGTGCCGCCCTTGTAAGATGCGCGTCCGGCAGCGTTGAGGCCACCTTTGGGGTTCTTGCCTGCTTTTCTTGTCCATGCTGGTGTCCTTGGCGGCATTACGCAATGTTCTCCGAAAACGCTTCAGCTTGACCAGCTTGCATTGCATCGCGCTTTTCAAGCATATCTTGCTTTGAAGCAGGAAGAGGTATGTTTACTGTTCTTTCTGGCTTTGACTTAGGCAAAGGCATTGAAGGTTCTGCTGCTTGTGCTTCACCAATAAAGATGTTTGAAAAACGATCCCATATTTGTTTGCGCTTGTTTGTCATTGGGCCTTCAAAAACTACATCAGTCGCTGTTGGCTCAATATCATTATCAAAGTCTATGTCAATAACTTGCGGCTCAGTAGGAATAGCAATGCGAACTTTTAAATTATTATCAGAAGTATCAGGCATTAAAAACTCGCCAGCAAGATGCCCACCAAAACGCAATTTTTTTCTATAAGAATTATACTTCGTATCGTTGGTAGCAATATCTACAGCTTCATTAATGTAATCCATAGCTGTAGCTTCGCGGCCTTGCTCTTCCCTAACCTTGTCAGCAAACTCTGTGGGAAAGTCATAGGTATCGTAATCAACTATCAGTTGCCCACCTTCATTCTTAATCCGAAACGCACCAAGCGTTTCATTAATAATGTCAGCCATGCTGTCATGCTCAAAATTTTTCCAGAAGTCGCCTTTGTCTCCTAACGCCTTGCGAACATCAGCATAACCTATATTTACAACCTCACCATCTTTTAAATCTTTAGCATAAGTATTTCCAACTAATCTCATAGCTTCAAGATACTCACCAGATACATCATCTTCTGTAATTAGTTTAGAACTTGCTCTATGCACAGGATTTACAGAGTTTAAAACACCGCGTAAATAAAAAGCATAATGTTCTGGAATAAAGTCATTCTTCGAGCCAGTCCTTATAAAGGTGTCGAAAGAATCAAACATTTGAGATAGCGTTAACATAGTACCTCGCTACATAAAAATTTTTAACAGATCAACGCACAAAAAATTATATCTCATAAGTCCAAGTCATTGTGCCAGTGTGATACCAACCCTTTTGTTGCAATACCCAGAACAAACCTTCCTGCACTTCAACCATCGGCAACAACTTAACCAATGAGTTGCGCGGATATTTAATCGGTACATCGATGCGTATCTTATCCTTAGTTTTGCTAAGAACAGCACCATTCAATGCTAATGCAACCCTAGCTTCAGAGTTGCCAAACATATAACTATCTGCATGCCACACCAACATCACAGGCTTGCTGTAATTGTTAACAGCCCTTTGAACGACCTTTGAGGACATAAAAAAATTGCTATGACGTTGTGGCTTGTCCTTTGAGTACAAAGCCATGTGTTCAATAGCTATCTCTGGATAGATGGGATAAGCCAAACCAGACATCACCACACCCAATATATATATTTCAATTAAGTTGATGGTTGAATAGTTGTCTACATCAACAGGTATCTTGTTCAACTCATTTAGCCTGTAAAGGCCAACAGAAGTAAACAAAAACAAACAAACAATAATGGTGCTAATGATTCTCATGCTGCATATATGCTACAGAGCTTTTATGAGATTTGCAAGCGTGAAGGGCGGGGTCGAGGGGGGCATGCTCGAGTTTTTGCCCCCACCCCACTATGACAGATCAATACTCACTGTAATGTCGCCAGCGTGCATGTGCATGTGTCGCTCTGGAGCCTTGAACCCAGCACGATCAAGGATATCCTTGCTCGCTTCAAGCTGTACATACTCTGACTTGGCTCCTTGAGCAAGCTGCACAAGACGCGCTGCGGCTGTCGTAGCACTCAATCCCATTGTCTCTGCAATCCTCTGCATCATGTAAGCCTGAACATGAGGCAGCCGCAAAGCCTTACTGGCTGTCACTCTCCCGCTTTCACCGCTAGCATAACCCGCTTCGTGCGCGGCGTCTTTGATAGTACAGCCATTTGCTACGAGGGTATCAACCAGCCGCGCTTGTTTGCGGGTTATATCTAGCTTAGCCACACTCATCTCAACCTCTCAAAAACCCCCCCTGTGTCCCCCCCTTTTACACACCTTTGAGACACCTTGTCAACGCACAACTCGCAACCCAGCTAGCCCAGCCAGAACCGCACAGCCTAGCCATCGCCCATCGGTCGCCAGTTGCCAAGCATAGCTTGGACTGGCAATCCGATGCCCAGCCAGCGCACGCTGGCTAGGCGGTGGAACCATGGCTGGTCGAGCTTAATCTTATCGTACAGATACTGTCACTCAGACATATGAAGTACGTAACTGGTGTTCTGCGCTATGTACTCCCCTCGGCTATTCGCCTCGAAGTCGTGGCGCAGTCCGCAATATGCGCTAGGCCGCGCATTGCAGGACAAGCCTGCGTGTCATGCCTACGCACACAGTGAGACACACACACACAAGTTTGCATCTTATCATGGAATGATGACTCGGCTCAGTCTCGATCAGTAAAGTCGCACCTGAGCAGCGAGGGTCAAACTAGATTAGCGGTTCCTTCCAATTTGCCTTGCAAATCGGTTCCTTCCGCGAATCTAGCACCCGAGCAATTAGGAACAAGCGACTTGACTGCTGCGAGCCAGTCCGAGTGCGTCAGCCATATCATGCACACTGTGTGTATGTGTATAACCTAAACACAAACGAAGGAGTTTGTTATGACGAAGAAAACTGTAAA